TGCATCATAGGATATTATTTTTTTGTAGCAAAAGTAAGGAGGGAAAATGAACTGTAGAAGATGTACTTACTTAGGCGCTTACGGTTAATGGATATTTCGTCATTCTTTATTTTCTTTACGAGAATATCGGCACATTGTGATTTCAGGGAAGAATAGATATATTTTATAGATTGCTCGTCAGCTTTTGTCATTGGGATAGGAGCTGCCATATTGTTGAATTTGACAGCATCCGGGAATTTACCTTTAAAATCCTGCCCTGGTCCGTTCAAGTCAAAAACAAAATCTTTCTCCATAACTCCCCATTCCCGTAACTTATATGCGACACATTCTTCCGTCCGTTTGGAATTATCCTGACTCACATATACATCCTCTATGTGATTTCCTATCCAGAGCCATAGTACAAGATTATCTCCACCTTCATAAGCAATATCACATGACACCCTCCGCTTGCCGTCCCCATACTGGAAAGAGTTCTTGAAAAAACGCTCCATGTGTCCCATTTTAAGAATATCGTCTCCGGCCGCTTTAAAATTCCAGTTCCCTTCAAGGTCACGGGCACGGGATTCTTCGTCTTGCTGGGCAAGGTTGGCAAGATAGTTGGGGTCAGAAGAGATAAGGGCTATATTCTCCTCAAGTTTTCCTTTAATAAATGTAACAGTTTTGACAAAGTTTGATTTATCATATCCTTGTGTTACAAGGGCTGGAGTAAGCAATCTATCTATAGTTCTTTTGCATTGTTCATAAACTTCATCTACGGAATCTCCCCATAAAATATCATCCGGACGATTCCCGTCCATAAAGCAATAACGTATTACCCCATCTCGTTCCGGTATCGGATTCCCACTGTCATCTATCCACCAATCTATAAACTTCCTCACCCAACTATCGGGGTCAGGATTGCACGTGCCATAAAAACGATTTCTTATACCATAAGCATTACGATTGTTGGTAACTAGATATTTAAACTTTCTAAACTCAGAATGGGTAATTTCATCTATTCCAATAAAAGCAAATTCCTTT